TTGCCGCGTATCGTAAAGCAAATCCCGGTTCTAAGCTAAAAACTGCTGTAACAGGAAAGGTAAAGCCCGGAAGTAAAGCAGCAAAGCGGCGTAAATCGTTCTGCGCACGTTCTGCAGGCCAAATGAAAAAGTTTCCAAAAGCGGCGAAAGACCCTAATTCACGCCTAAGACAAGCAAGGAAAAGATGGAAGTGCTAATGGCTGAGAAAACTGTTCACGAAATTGAGCTAGAAATGGTCAAGTTTCAAGCCCAGCAAGATCATCTTGTGACTAGCGTTGATAAGCTGCAATCTGACATGAAAGAGATCAAGATTGCAGTATTTCAAGCAAAATGGATGATTGTTGGTGCTATTGTTTTCGCTGGCCTGATGAATAGTGAGCTTTTTATGGAACTCATCTTGGGGATTGGTAAATAATGGCGATTGGTCGCTCTCAAATGTCTCAACAGGTGTCTAAGCCACCTATGAAGAGAAAGGTAAAGAAAAATGCCAAAAGACGCATGCTACAAAAAGGTAAAAGCAAGGTACAAAGTGTTTCCAAGCGCATACGCAAGCGGAGCAATCGCAAAATGTCGTAAAGTTGGGGCGAAAAACTGGGGAAACAAAAGTAAAGTTAAAAAAGCTGCTCAAGGTGGTGTTATGATGCCATCAAACGAGTTTCGCAAGCGTCCAGTGCGCCGTATGTTAGGTGGCGGAGAGGCGATTGCAAATGGATGCGGCAAAGTAATGACAAATCGTCGCAAGGTAACAAAGTTGAGCTAATGGCTGTTCGTAAGACAAAAAAAGGTGCTGCACTCAAGCGTTGGTTTAAAGAGGACTGGAAAGATGTCCGCACTGGCAAGGCTTGTGGTCGCAAAAAGGGAGAAAAAAGAGGCACACCATATTGCAGACCAACAAAGCGTGTGAGTTCTAAAACACCAAAAACAGCGTCAGAGATGACATCGACTGAAAAGCGTAGTAGAATAGCTCAAAAGAAGCGTCTTGGGCAACCTGCAGGAAAACCGAAGCGCGTTAAGTCGCTTAGAAGGAAAAAGAAATGACCGTATCAGGTTCAACAGACTTTGAATTAGATGTCGCAGAGTACATCGAAGAGGCTTTTGAGCGTTGTGGCTTGGAAGCCCGTACAGGTTATGATTTGCGCACAGCAAAGCGTTCTTTGAACCTTATGTTTGCAGATTGGGCTAACCGTGGCTTAAATCAGTGGACAATCAAGCAAAGAACCATCACAGCGGTAGAATCTGATGGCGATTACACTCTAGATGGCGATGTTATAGACATTTTGTCCGCAGTTGTTCGTCGTAGCGGTACAGATTACACAATAGATCGCATCAGCCGTGACGAATATCTAGCAATTCCAACAAAAACAACGACTGGTCGCATTACTCAGTTTTTTGTTGATCGTCAGATAACGCCCGTTTTGAAGGTTTGGCCTGTTCCAGATAACGATACAGATGTCATTGTGTATGACTGCCTGACTCGTATTGATGATGCAGACACGCAAACAAACACTGCAGATGTTCCATTCCGATTTTATCCCTGCCTTTCTGCAGGGCTTGCATATTACATTGCTCTAAAACGTGCGCCTGAACGTGTTCAAATGCTAAAGGCGGTGTATGAAGAAGAAATGCGCCGTGCGATTGATGAAGATAGAGATCGCGCATCATTCCAGATAACACCAAGTTTAAGGAATTATCGCATTGTCTAAATTCGCAACAGGTAAATGGGCCTACGGCATTTCAGACCGATCTGGTTTCAGATATCGGTTAAAAGACATGCGTAAAGAGTGGAATGGCCTTCTTGTTGGTAAAGATGAATGGGAAGAAAAGCATCCACAATTAGAGCCTTTACGAGTCCCCCCAGACCCACAGGCTATTAAAGATGCAAGACCAGAGCCAGATTTGAATCAAGAAAGAAACATTCAGTGGAGTTGGAATCCTATTGGCGGACCCTCTGATGGTGGCTTGACTCCTAATAGATTAAAAATGACAGGCTCTGTGGGAGCAGTTACGGTGGTGACGACATGAGTTTTACATACGCACAGCTTAAACAGGCAATTCAGGATTACACTGAAAATGATGAAACTACATTCGTCACAAACTTGCCTTTGTTTATTCGACAAGCTGAAGAACGTATTTTAAAAAGCGTTCAACTTAGTCTATTCAGAAAAAACGCAACAGCGGCAACTACGGCAAGCAATAAATACTTAGCGTGTCCAAGTGACTTTTTAGCTCCGTTTTCTTTAAGTCTAGCAGGTGCTGATGGGGATAAGTTCTTTATTGATTTTAAAGACCCTAGCTTTTTGCAAAGCTATACTCCTGACTCAACTACAACTGGTGCGCCTCGTTATTATTCACAGTTTGATGTGGATAATTTTATGTTAGCTCCAACTCCAGATACTACATACACTGCAGAACTTCATTACTTCTATAGACCTGCAAGTTTGACTGCAGGTACAGATAGCGGAACCACTTGGTTAAGTATAAATGCAGAGTTAACTCTTCTTTATGGCTCTCTTGTCGAGGCTTATCTATTTATGAAAGGTGAGCAAGATATGATGGCGTATTACGATAAAAGGTTTACTGAATCGCTTTCTGGCCTCAAGATGCTAGGCGAAGCCAAAGAAACAACGGATGAATACCGCACTGGTAAAGTTATAAGGGCGAAACAATAATGTTTGAGTTTGGTTTAGATATTCAAAAAGATGGTCCGGTTGTTGGAGTTCGCACAACAGAGAACAGGGGGTTTACCCCTGAAGAACTTGCGCAGCAATGCGTAGAGAAAATTATTTCGGTTTCCGATGATGCCCATCCCGGCATACGGGACCAAGCTCGTGCTTTTCAAAAGCACATAGAAATGCTTGTTGCAAATTATATGCGGCAGGCTATTCGCAGCGACCGCACAACAGTGTATAATGCACTTAATGATGCGGGACATCCCGAACTGGCTGAACTTATAAGGAGACTTTAAATGGCCTTTACTGGAAACTACATGTGTACATCGTTTAAGCAGGAACTGCTTCAAGCGCAACACGACTTCACAGCGTCAACTGGGCACACTTTTAAGTTGGCTCTTTATGACAACAATGCGTCTTTTACGGCAGCAACTACTGATTACACGGCAACAGACGAAGTAAGCGCGTCTGGGTCGTATTCAGCAGGTGGTGGCACGTTGACTAACGTAACCCCAACGACTTCAGGAACTACAGCGTTTACTGATTTCGGTGATTTAACGTTTACGTCTGCGACAATCACTGCGCGTGGAGCGTTGATTTACAACACCACAACAGGTGGCGGGTCTAGCACAACAGACACCGTTGTTGTTTTGGACTTTGGTTCCGATAAATCTTCGACATCTGGAGATTTCCAGATTGTGTTCCCTACAGCGGATGCGACTAACGCGATTATCAGAATTGCTTAAATATGGTTGTTTTAGCCAATAGAGTTAAGGTCGCTACGGCAACCACAGGCACAGGCACGATAACGCTTGGAGCTGCTGAGACAGGCTATCAGTCGTTTGCGGATGGCGGGGTGTCTGATGCTGATGTTGTGCGTTACACGATAGAAGATGGTGACGCTTGGGAAATTGGCACTGGCACCTATACCGCCACTGGCACAACGCTTTCACGCACATTGACTGAAAGTTCAACAGGCTCTTTGCTTAACCTGTCTGGCAGCGCGGTCGTGTTTATTACGGCTGCGGCAGAAGATTTAATCTTAGAAAGTGGCGGCACATTTTCTGGTGATATTGCATTAAGCAATGTTAACATTGTCTTTGAAGGATCAACTGCTGACGATTTTGAAACCACACTTACAGTGGTAGACCCCGAAGCTGATCGCACAATTTCCCTGCCAGACCAAAGCGGTCAGGTAATGCTTTGGCAGAATAATTTTTTGCAAGGCGATAGCGACGATAACTACTTTAATATTCCTATAGGCGATGACGCTTTAAGCTCAATGGCTTATGGTTCTTCTTTTTGGAATGTAGCCATAGGTTCAGGCGCAGGAGCCGCAATAACGGGTGGTGACGCGAATGTTTTAGTTGGTCATGAAGCAGGAAATGATTTAACCACTGCTACTAACAACGTAGCAATAGGGTTTCAATCCTTTGATAACAATACTGGAGCTGCAAGCTCTGTAGCAGTTGGTTATCAAGCATTGCACGGCGCATTAACGGGAATAAGCAATACAGCAGTTGGCAGAGCTTCATTAGGTAGTACAACTTCTGGAGAATATAATACAGCAGTTGGTAGGAGTGCTGGATTTAATATAACTACAGGAAATTATAATGTTGTAGTTGGCGCTCAGGCTCTTGATGGTGGTAATGGTGATGCTAACGTAGCAGTTGGTTATCAAGCATTAACCAGCAGCAGTTTTGCAGGCAGTAATAATATTGCAGTAGGAAGGCAAGCGGGTGAAAGCGTAACCTTTGGCGCTCATAATATCGCCATTGGACGAGAGGCAGGCGCTGACACAACCACAGGTTCTCAAAATATCGCTGTTGGTGGTTATGCTTTAACTGTTAACACGGGATCAAGTAACATAGCAGTCGGTTATGGCGCAGTGGGTGGGACAGGAGCAGGCACTGGCAACGTAGGTGCTGGACACCAAGCTCTTTTAGATGTAACCAGTGGCAATTATAACACAGCATTAGGCTATCAAGCGGGTTTTAACTTAACTACAGCGAGTAATAATGTCGCTATTGGCGTTTCCGCCATGTATGATAACGCGACTGATACAAATTCAGTGGCTGTCGGTAGTAACGCAGGTCGCGGCACTTTTCTAACAGGCGGCACTTATGTAGGTTCTTTGGCAGGGAACTATGCCGTAAGCAGTAAAGACTACCAAGTCGCTATTGGCTATAATGCCATGAATGACTGTGATGGTGATTATAGTGTGGCTATTGGCTATGATGCAATGTCAGATGGAAATCATCAGCGTTCAGTTGCTATTGGCTATGATGCGTTAGGCAGATCAACCACAAGTAATCCATATTATAATGTCGCAATTGGTTATGATAGTGGTGATAATGTATATTCTGGAGACTACAATACACTTGTAGGATATAATACAGATACAGCCGATAACACGGCAAGTTACTTTGTTTGCATCGGTGGGAATGCACAATCAGCAGCAGGCGGCGTTTCTATTGGTTATCAAGCTGGGGCTAGTGCTTTAAGCACTTCACAATATAACGTTTATATTGGTTATCAAGCTGGGTATGACGTAGACGGTGGCGATTATAATTCCTTCTTGGGCTATCAGAGTGGGTATAATGGCGGTTCTGGAAGTTATAATGTAGGTAGCGGTTATAGAAGTCTTTACAGCTTAACATCAGCGTCTTATGCCGCTGCTTTAGGAAATGAAGCTCTCTATAGCTTGACTGAGGGTGATGATAATTCAGCTTTTGGAGCATATGCAGGTCGCAGCGTAAACACTGGAGCCAACAACACTTTTCTAGGATATAACGCAGGGTATTCACAGGGCGGCTCTACAACAAACGCACTGACAACAGGTTCTAATGTTACCTGTGTTGGCAATGAAGCTATGCCTAGTGGCGCGACAGCTACAAACGAAATTACGCTTGGTGATAATAATATCACATCACTGCGCTGTAATGTTCAGACTATAAGCAGTCTATCAGACGAGCGCGACAAAACTGCGATTACAGATATTAGCTATGGGTTAGACTTCATCAACGACATGCGCCCAGTGCAGTTCACTTGGAACCGCCGTGATGGATCGTTGGGTGCAAAGACAGATATCGGCTTTATTGCTCAAGAGTTGCACGATGTTGAGCTAGACCACTCATCTTCATCGCGCACACGCTTGGTGAATTGGTCAAACCCTGAAAAGTTAGAGGCGGATTATGTTCGTTCATATCCTATTCTTGTGAAAGCCGTACAAGAACTGTCGGCAAAATGTGATGCGCTTGAGGCGCGTATAGCTGAGTTAGAAGGAACCTAAATATGGCTGTAAATGAATTAGACCGTGACTACCTGAAGCTGTTACATATGTGCGATCAGGTAGAAAACATCCAAAATGGCATGAAGATGGAACATGAAAGCGATGCTGAAAAGAAAAAGCAAGTCGGTAACATGGTCATGCACTTGGAAATGGAAGTGCTAGACAGCAAGTACACAGATGGCGGCAAAGACATGACGCGCATCAACAGCACTATTACTTCAGGCCGTACTTACTGGAAGTCATAACACATGCTTGGATTTACACCATTAGCTTCCGCACCACTCGCGGATAGTGGTGTTGATCCAAACGTTGTTGTTGAAGTAACGGGTGTCGCTGGCACGGGAGCCGTGGGCAGCGTAACGGTTGAAGCTGATGCCAATGTACCCGTCACAGGATTAGAGGCGACTGGTGGTGTAGGCAGCGTTACAGTCGCTGCATCTGCGGTTGTATCTCCTACGGGCTTAGAAGCAACGGGTGGCGTTGGAACGGCGACCGTAATTGGAGAGGCGGTTGTATCTCCTACGGGCGTTGCTGGCACAGGTAACGTTGGTGACGTAACTGTCGAAGCTGATGCTATTGTTAATGTCACGGGTCTTGAGGCTACAGGGGCTGTTGGTGACGTATCCGTAACAGGAAGTGCTGTTGTTTCTGTAACTGGGTTGGAGGCCACGGGAGCCGTTGGCACTGTAACGGTTGAGGCTGACGCAAACGTTCCTGTCACTGGCTTGGAAGCTACAGGCAATGTGGGCAGCGTAACGGTAAATGCGTCTGCGATTGTTAATGTCACTGGCTTAGAGGCCACAGGCGTTGTGGGCAGCGTTATTGTTTGGGGCAATATTATTCCTGCTCCGGGCACGGCATACACGCCTATTATACCTGCTCCGGGCACAAGTTTTACGGAAATCACGCCATCTCCAAGTACGAGCTACAGTAATATTGAACCAAATCCGGGAACAAGCTATACTGAGATAGAACCTGATCAAGAAACCACTTGGGTTGAGATAGCGGCTTAGAGGTTATTATGAGTACATATGCAAATACAGGTATCGAACTTATAGGAACGGGCGAACAGTCTGGTACGTGGGGCGATACAACAAATACCAACCTCCAGATAGTCGATAGGCTTACAAGTGGAGTTGGTACAATTACGCTCAGTGGTACAACGCATACACTGTCCACAACAGACGGAGTGTTGTCAGATACACAGTATGCTGTTCTTTTGTTTAGCGGATCACCGAGCGGAACAAATACGGTAACGATTCAGCCAAGTGACTTGCAGCGTGTGTTTTTTGTTAAGAACACTACATCTGAAAGCGTCATATTGAGTCAAGGCACTGGTAACAATGTAACGATTGCCGCAGGAAAAAGTGCAGTTGTCTATACAGATGGCACTGGTGCGGCAGCAAATGTTGTTGATGTCACCAGTACAATTAACTTTCAGCCACTAGATGCAGGGCTAACATCTATTGCAGGGCTAACAACCTCCGCAGATAAAATGATTTACACTACGGGTTCAGATACCTACGCTGTAACAGACTTAACATCTGCGGGTCGCGCTATTCTTGATGATGCTGATGCGGCGGAACAACGGACAACACTGGGTCTTGGCACGATTGCAACACAAGCATCGGATAGTGTTACAATTACGGGTGGTTCTATTTCTGGAATTACTGAAATTGCCGTTGCTGACGGCGGCACAGGACTTTCAACGGTTCCAACAAACGGGCAGCTTTTGATTGGTGATGGCTCTGGTTATACGCTTTCGACACTAACCGCTGGAAGCGGAATTACTGTTACCAATGCTGCTGGCTCAATTACGATTGCATCTACGGACGCAGGTGGAACGGTTACTTCTGTCAGCGGTGCGGGGACTGTTAATGGATTGAACCTTACGGGGACTGTCACAACTAGCGGAAGCCTGACGCTAGGCGGAACATTAGCAATTAACAACGATGATTGGTCTGGCACTGTTCTTTCTGTGGCTAACGGGGGTACGGGCGCATCATCGTTTTCCAGTAACACCGTTCTTATTGGCAATGGCAGCGATACATTTAACACAATTGGACCCGGAGCTAGTGGAAATGTTCTGACCAGTAATGGCACCACATGGCAAAGTGTCGCCCCTGGCACAAACACTACTTTTGGTGCCATAGGAACCTATGTTTTTGCTTGGTATAATGGCTCACTTGAATTTAGCGCCGGAGATACGACTTTAGGTAGCAATTTACGTCCGGCGGCGATAAGTAATTTTAGCTCCTACTCCTCCTCCACTTCTATAATCACGACTTCAAATATAACAATTTACGGGTCTGCTGGGACTAATGCTTCCGCTTTAACTGGCACATGGCGTTTAATGGGGGAACCTGTTCCAACTACAGCTACTGACCGACAAAATCCGCACACACTCTGGGTAAGGATATCATAAATGGAATACAGAAATCCTGTTTTTGCAACAGAAGATGAAAGTCGTATAAATTGCGAAATAAACCACCCCGACTATGGATGGATTCCCTTCACTTGTGATCCTACGGACACTGCTCCTATTTTTGATACGGAAGCCCTTTTTAACGAAATGGTTCCAAACGCTGCTGCGTATGTTCCACCTCCCCCACCTAGTGTTGAAGAAATAGCAGCATACAACAGGGAAATAAGAGATGCTCTTCTAAGCGAATCTGATTGGTCCCAGCTTCCAGACGTATCAGATGAAATAACATCTGCTTGGGTTACATATCGACAGGCGTTACGAGACATTACAAACCACGCTAATTGGCCTAACCTATCAGATTCTGATTGGCCTACGAAGCCAGCGTGATGTATACTCTAATAAAAGAGGTGCACCATGCCACTAACAAAACTTCAGTTTAAACCGGGTGTTAACAGAGAAATTACCTCGTATTCAAACGAAGGTGGCTGGTTCGATGGAGACAAGATTCGTTTCCGATTTGGTTTTCCTGAAAAGATCGGTGGTTGGTTAAAGCAAACCACTGCGTCCTACTTGGGCGTAGCTCGTGCCTTGCACCCTTGGGTGACATTAGAGCGAAATCAATACTTAGGTGTGGGTACAAACAAGAAATACTACATCAACTACGGTAATGCTTTTTATGATGTTACCCCGATACGTTTTTCGAACGAACTAAACGAAGACATTTCGGTTTCTATTGTTGGTGTATCGGCATCTACAGGGGTAGGTACGATCACTAAAAATGAAAACATCGCTACATTAACAGGGGTAGAGGGCACAGGAGCCGTAGGTACGGCGTACGCTCGTGTTAATGATGATGCTCTTGTTTTGGTGTCCTCCCCTGAAATGGTAGGCTCTGTCGGGGAAGTAACTATTTCTGGGGACATTGATGCTAGTGCTTCTGTCACAGGGGTAGAGACAACAGGCTCTGTTGGAACAGTAAACATTTCCACAAAAGATGTTACCGTATTTGACGATCTTACGTTTGCTGCAACGGACGGCTCTTCTACGATTACGGTTACAGTGAACCAACCGCATGGTGCGGTTGCAGGTGACTTTGTGACTTTTAGTGGAGTAAACGGTTTAGGTGGTAATATTACTGCGGATATACTCAACCAAGAATATGAAATTGATGCGGTTACTTCCCCCACTGTTTTTACATTTACAGCCAGAACCGCGAATACCCCAATACAGTCTATTACCGTAGATGGTGAGTTGGTTTATACACCTGTTGTCGCAAACTCTTTAGACTCTGGCGATGGTGGAATTACTTCAGTAGCGCGGTATCAGCTAAATACAGGCATTGATACAGTTGTTTACGGCAGCGGTTGGGGCGCAGGAACATGGTCACGAGGCACATGGGGCAGCGCAGCGGACAGCGTTGTTGTAACAGGTACTGATAGCTTGCGCTTGTGGAATCAAGATAACTTTGGTGAAGACCTGCTAATCAATCCTCGTGACGGAAGCATTTACTACTGGGATTCTAGCGATGGAGTAGCCAACAATCGTGCTGTTGCGCTGCAAGATTTAACGGGGGCGACTTCTACCCCAACTACATGTAAACAAGTAATGGTTGCGGATGAGCGTCATGTTATTGCGTTTGGCTGTGATACGGAGACAAATCCCGGCGTACAAGACCCTTTGGCTCTTCGGTTTTCGGATCAAGAATCTTTAACGGATTGGGCAACTACAGCTACGAATACAGCAGGAGAGTTGCGCTTGAGCGGCGGTTCTGAAATCATTCAAGCTGTTAAAACACGCCAGCAAATCATCATCTTCACTGACACATCCCTTTACGCAATGCAGTATCTAGGGCCACCGTTCACTTACGGTGTTAACTCTATCTCTCAAAACATAACCATCATAGGGCCAAAAGCTGCTGTTGCAGTAGACGACAATATTTTCTGGATGGGCACATCTGAGTTCTATCTTTACGGTGGTAATGTTCAGCGGGTGCCGTGCAGCGTTCGTGATTATGTCTTTGATGATCTAAACGAACAACAAGCGGAAAAAATATTTGCAGGTTTGAATGCCGAAAACTCAGAGATTTGGTGGTTCTATCCTTCGTCTACAAGTGCAACAAATGATAGGTATGTTGTCTATAATTACCTAGAAAAAGTCTGGTATTATGGCACGTTAGAACGCACTGCTTGGGTAGACCGTGGCATCTTCACTCGACCTATCGCTGCATCTACAGATTACTACTTGTACAATCACGAAGAAGGGTTTGATGACGGATCAACGTCCCCCGCATCTGCAATTTCTGCCTATGTTAAGTCTAGCCCGATTGATATCCAAGACGGAGAAAACTTTACGTTTATTCGTAGGATGTTGCCGGATGTTGGGTTTAGGGACTCTACCGCAGAAACGCCAAACGTAGATATAACTACAGAGATTCAGAACTCTGTAGGTGGATCGTATTCTAAGTCCACGATTAGCAACATTGAGTCGTCTACTGAGCAAGTTCACCTGCGATTGCGGGGGCGGCAGTTTAGTGTTCGAGTCGAGTCGGATGATTTGGGTGTGGCTTGGCGGCTTGGTTCTTTACGGTATGATTTACGAACAGATGGGAGGCGGTAATGTCTAGGAACATTCCTCCTCCTTATTTTCCTGTTCCCCCTGTTCAATACGATCAAAGATACTTTTCAGAACTAGCAAGAGCTTTTTCTGTTTTTGTAGATCAGCAAAGAAATCCGGGAGAAGGCAGAAATACAAAGCTGGTTCTCACTCAACTACCTAACTCTGATTACGGTCTAGAGGCAGGTAGCTTGTTTCAAGAGGACGGTTTTGTTAAGATAGCTCTAATTAACAGAGCAAACATAGTGGGAACTACTTCGACTGGTTCAGTGGGTTCCGTAACAGTGAGTACGCCATGACCGATACAATTATTACAATGCCAAATGGTTCTAGGTGGAAGCCGTCAACCAGCCAAAATTTAATTCACTGTGCTTCTTGCGATAACGCTGTCGATACCCCCGAAGAGATTGCGTCTTATCCTAATGGCAATTGTCCACAATGTGGCAATAGCTGGACAGGCTCTGAGGCAAAAGGTGTTCGTATTTCAGTAACTTCGCCAGAGGCTATATCTGGCGAGGCGTAAGCCGATGGACCCGATTAGTTGCGTTGCATTGGCCTCTGGCGCGTACAAAACGCTCAAGGCAGCTATTTCTACGGGGAAAGACATCCAAGAAATGGGCAACACGATAGCAACGTGGGGCCAAGCATTTTCTGATTTCAACAGATTAGAGGAACGTCAGAAAAACCCACCTTGGTGGGAAAAGACGTTTAAAGGTTCCGACGAGGAAGCGGCTATCTTGATTTGGAATCAAAAGCGGAAAATGGAACAGATGCGGAAGGAGATGAAAGATCACATTTCTTTTATATATGGTCCGTCCGCTTGGGAAGAAGTGCTTCGTATTGAGGCCGAACAGCGGCGTATTCGCAAAGAAGCAGCTTACCGCAAGCAAGAGTTTATAGATAACTGCATAAATTGGGCTATTGGGCTTACTGCATTTGCGGTTGGCGGTGTTATCTTGGCGGTTGCTATCTACATTGTTGGAAAAGCGAGGAATCGTTGGTGATGTGGGTGCTTGTGTGGCTAAGTTTCATTGATGGGCAGTTTGAGTATTATCAACTAGGCGCATTCGGGACTGAGGCGCACTGCAACAGAGCAAAAGCCAAAGCGGAGGTCATGGTTAAAAATGCCGGGCAAGCAGTCCACTGCTTCACAATTGATCGAAATTAAGCGGAATGTCTGGTGTGTGTACAAAAATGGAAAAGTTGTTATAATTACGACGCACAAGCGGATAGCCGAAAGGTATGCTAATGAAAAAAGATGATTACGACCTAAACGGAAACGGAAAGATTGATCCGGATGAGCGTGAAATTATGCTTGAGGATCGCCGTAGGAGTATGGAAGATCAAGACGCAAAGAGAGACACACAGAGGCGGCTCACAGTGGCCTGTACTGCGGGAATGCTTTTGTACCCTCTAGTTATCTTTTTGGCTGTTTGGGCAGGATTAGATCGCGCGGCAGAGCTTATCACAGATATAGCAAGTGTGTATGTGATCGGTGCCAGTGGCGTTGTGGCAGCGTATTTTGGCTTTAATGCAATGGAAGCAAAAGTTACGCGGAAAGAAATGGTAGTTGATGCAAGGTGAGCAAATATTGACACACTTTATCGTGAAGCTGTTAGAACTCATCTTGGGCGTTGAAATGACATTATATGGGAGTGTAATGGTTTAATGTTAGATTTACTTGGAAAGCTGGTAGACCCAGTAAGCAATATACTCGACAAGGTGGTTGAGGACAAAGACCAGAAAGCGAGGTTAGCCCATGAAATTGCAACTATGGCAGAGCGACACGCTCAAGAGTTGGCTAAAGGCCAAATCGACATTAACAAAGAAGAAGCTAAGTCGCGAAATATATTCATTGCGGGTTGGCGACCTTTTGTTGGTTGGACTTGTGGTCTTGCTTTATTTTGGCATTTTCTAGGATTGCCTGTTACACTTTTCATCACTGGTTGGTTTAGCCTACAACACCCACCGCTGCCAGAGTTCGACATGCAGAGCCTGATGACGGTGTTGTTGGGAATGCTTGGCTTAGGTGGGATGCGCACCTTTGAAAAGTTTAAGGGAATAACCAAATGAAGAAACTTATCATATTGCCAGTGATTGCGCTGGCAGCTTGCTCATCGAAAAACGATGTTGCGATGAACGAGCATTATCAGGCTGCTGTGATCGCAAAAGAAAACTCACGCATGGAAGCCATCAAAGAGATTGCTAAACAGGGTGAGGCTGGGGCTGTGGCGGCTGCAATGATGATGCAAAACACAAATACAGCACACGCTGCGCCAAACTCAGGCAAGGATAGTGCGTTGGCTTGGGCTGGCATACTTGTTCCGTCGTTAGTGCAGGCGACAGGTATTGCTGTAAATGCTGACGTAGCTCGTACACAGTCAAACAATAATACGACGATTGCCACTACGAACAGCAATAACAACAAAGACATTGCTGTTGATACAAACAGCACAATGGCTGCTATTGCAGAGGCGACTATTGTAAACCCAGAGGTTGTTACGAGCACAAATACCACAACGGCAAACACCGTTTGTGTAACAGACGCAACGTATTCGTGTGATTAAAATATGGAAAACATTAAGCTGCCCATAACGATCATTGGAGTCATCATCTTACAGATTGGTGGCTTTATTTGGTGGACTGCGCAGCAAGCGGCGACTATTGCTGACCTAGAAGAAACCGTTAGTCAACTTGGATCAAAAATGGCTATTGAGGATAACGTCAATCTAAAACGTGATGTAAAAGACGCGTTTATGGAAATTGAGTATATCTGGGATGAAATAGACGAATTGTGGGATGACCATGAAGGTTTAGCAATGACTATTAATGCAATTACGTCATTGCAACAACGTGTAGCGTTGCTTGAAAACGAACTTAAATACATCAACCGTGACCATGAGGGCATGTTTGATATGAAAGGGAGCATGAAATAATGGCTTATAAATTAGGAAAACGTAGCGCGGCAAAGCTAGAGGGCGTGGACGAACGCATGGTTGCTATTGTCCGCCACGCTATTTCGGTGACGAAGCAGGATTTCTCTGTGATTTGTGGACTCAGAACCATTGAAGAGCAACGTGCATTGGTTGCTAAAGGCGCGAGTCAGACCATGAAGTCAAAGCACCTAGATGGTATTGCCGTAGACCTCATGGCCTATGTGGATGGGGGCCGTTGGGAGTTGAATTTATATGATGAGATCGCAGATGCGATGGCAGAAGGTGCCCGTGCGGTAGATGTGCCTGTCCGTTGGGGCGCGGCATGGACTGTGCCAAACATTGCGCAGTGGGATGGCGATATGGAATCTGCTATGAATGATTACATCGACACTCGTCGCTCACAAGGTCGCCGTCCGTTCATCGACGCTCCACACTTTGAGCTTATGATATAGGAAAATGTTATGGCTGATATGAAACCAACGTTTAAATTCAAAACGGACTCTGCAGGAAAGCATCCCCTTTCTGGGCAAAACTTGTACACGGGGACTATGATAGTTGAAATGCCTGACGGACAAGTTTCAACTTACAAAGCAGGTCAACATAACAGCCAACAAAAATTACAAGATGACTTCAACCGAATGATGGCAATGGTTACGTCTTCTGTCAGTGGAAACCCTACGAGCGTAAAACAGAACTATGGCTCTCAAAATGTAAATATTGCTCCCAGTGGAACTATATCTAATGCGCTAACGTCTGGAGGTATTTTATCAGCCCTTCCGACATATGAGACACAACGAGCAAATCCAGATGGGACAATTACAAGGCAATTAGTCAATCAGCAAGGCATTAGACAAGGAGAGCCATTTACAACTTATGCAGCAAATATGCTGGACCCAAATTATAAAGCTGGACTAGATGCCGTTGTTGATCCATTTTCTGGTTCTCCTATTTATGGATCAATAGATAGACAGCTTGTGCCTTTTGAGGATGGTGTTAGAACTGGAAATTCAACGACTATTGATCCACTTTCTCTTAATGTGAACATTCCTATTTCGGAAAACTATACGAGCGCGGAGCGACTTATGTATGCCAATACGCCTGTATCAACTGGTGAAGTCTTCTCTGGTAACAGTGGGTATACAAATCTTCTCAATAGGTCTGTACTTTGAAATCTGCAAATAGTGTGTTAAAAAAGTATAAATGATACTTGGAGCGTTTATATGAGTAAAATAGGCGACTTAATTAAAAAGGGTGTTGGAGCCTTAACTGGTGGTGATTTTGTCTCCAATCTTGTTGCAAACGCTATTACATCAAAAGTCCTTGGCGGTGACACAAAAGACGCATTAATGCTCACGGCACTTCAGCAAGGGCTTGGCTCTGAGGGTTTAAATCTAGGAAACTTGTTTGGTGGTGGTGCTGAAACAGCATCAGGAATGAGTCAAAGTCAGATAGCAAAAGCAGCTACACCATTAGTTAACTCTGGTGCTGGCGTTGATCGTCAACTTGCAGAGGCGGCTACTAGAAGGGCTTTGGGGCAACAAGCAACCGAAGCTATTTCTAAAGTTGCTCCAGTATTCAAGCAGGGCGAAAACACACTTGGCTACGCTAAGTTTCTTGTAGATGCAAATTTGATTGACCCCAACAGCAAAATGGCAAGTCTCTTGAACTCTCGCGTTGGTGAGGCTTTAGCTACATCTCTTGTATCAGGTCTTGGTTCTAAGTTGTTTGATAAGGAAGAACAGCTAGGAACTGGCATGGGTTCTCGCCCATTTGGCGGTGAGGGCGACATTCGTATTAACATCCCCCGTAGATTAGCCGCAGGTGGCTACATTGACGGTCAGTATTTTCCTCGCCGTAACGGTGGCATCATGCCGTCAGAAGGTTCTGGTCAAAAGGATGATGTTCCTGCTATGCTAATGGCAGGCGAATTTGTCCTAACGAAAGACGCGGTAAAGGGGCTTGGTAACGGTGATTCTCAGCGGGGCATTCAAAAAGCCTATTCTATGATGAATCAACTAGAGAATAAGGCGAACAATTATGGCTAATCCCTACACAACAGAAACGATCCAGCGCCGTCCTGAATACATTGAGCGTCTTGAAAAATCTCTACTCAGCGGAATATTCGGCACAGAAACAAAAGGCGATTTAGCAGGGGGTCTTCTTCAAGACCCTAATTTGTTTCAGGTAGCACCCTACAAACTAGCAGGTCAAATGGGTCGTGACCCAGAAACTGGCGCGATTACTGGCCTTGGGCTTGAGACATTTGCATCTCAAGCAATGCTTGAGGACGCTAATAACGATGGAATCCCTGACTTTTTAAGTCGCTATCAGCCTTACTTTGAAACTGCAAGTGGTTCAGCCACTGGCGGCATAGAGGCTTTAAATCGTGGGCTTGGAACATTAGGAACCAGCATGTCATTCTTCGGGCCTGCAGCACAATATGTTTCTGGTGGTCGTGGCATGTATGACCCATCCCAGTATGTTGGCGCATATATGAACCCATATACTGAGTCCGTCATTGATAAAACAATTGCTGATATTGAACGTCAGGGCAGCGCAGCGCGGCAACGTGCTTCAGCGGAAGCTGTAGGTCGTGGGGCGTTTGGCGGTTCTCGTCAAGGAGTTCAGGCTGCGGAAGTTGAACGTGCTATCCAAGATGCAAAAACTAAAGCAACTGCAGACCTTCGCGCTAAGAATTATGAGCAAGCTCTAGCGGCATCATCTGGAGCATACCAACAGGCAGCTACTCGTGATTTAGAAGCAGGTCGCTTGATGGGTGGCCTTGGTCAATCAGTTGGTCAGCTTGGCGGACAATACGGCACACTTGGCGGTCAATATGGCTCTCTAGCAGGTACAACAGCCGATATAGGCCGCGTATACTCTGCACTACAACCTGCAGACCTAGCGTTTATGACAGGCGTAGGCGAGGCAGAACGCGCATATCGTCAGCAAATGATCGACACAGCGCGTCAAGAATATCAGCGTCCAACGGAGCAAGCGTTGCTTCCGTATACATACGCATACGGTGCGCTATCAGGAACTCCGTCAGCAAGCGTCTATTCACAAACGCAGCAGAACTATGCTCCTGCACCTAACCCGTTCTTGTCTGGCCTTGGCGCATACACTACGCTTCAGGGCATTAACCAAGCTGCATAAGGCGAACAATTATGGCGAATCCTCTAGACCCAGCAGGTTTATATCAACGCTACAAGGCCGCTCAAGTAGGCCGTGGGCTGGGTGATCTATTCCAAGAAGAAGGTCCGGGTCTTGGTCCTAGTTCTGATTACATATTAACACCTAATATGGATAAAAGCCTCGGCTCTCTTGCTCTTAAAAGAGGTTTGTCAGGTAGAATTAAGGATTTGCGCCAAGATTTTGGCGGTTATCCAGAATTAGAACCATATATTCAAGACATACGCGATACTGAATCTAAGCGGCGTGAAAGAGATATGGAGCCTTCTGGTCTAGAAGCTGAGTTAGCTAAAATAAAAAGACTGCAGGAGAAGCCATTAGAGATTGCTCCATTATCCGCAGAGCTTCCCGAGGAAAGTCCAGCATATGAAATGAGTCCCCTTGATCAGATTGCAGAATACTTAAATAAAATTGAATCTGGCAAAGGCGCGGGTGATGAAGCTGCCGCGCAATCTATTATTGCAGACAAAGCAAAAGCACAAACCGCAGAAGATTTTCGTGCAGCAGAAGCAAAGATTGCTGAAGGCATGATGCCAGAGATGGGGGCTGACCCACAGAATGTGCAAAAAGCACTTGATGAAACCTTTGCTGGTGCAATGGATGACTTCATAAACTCTGTTCGTGGTGCTGGGCCTGACAAAAAAGAACGCACTCTTGATGAATATAAAAAAGAGTTTGCAGAAGCTACCGGAGTAGATATCAGCGGTAAGGTGGACAAAAGTTCGGCTTTGATGGCGCTGGGACTAGCACTGATGCAAAACCGCGCTGGATCAGGTTTCAATGTAGGTCGTATGTTGAGCGCAGTTGGTAAAGCTGGTTCTGCTGCATTGCCTGCATTGGAGAAGGCAAAAGAGAAAGCACAAACTGCGGTACTTGCTGCAGGTAAATATGCACTAGAATCTCGTTCTTCAGATCGTGCGAAAGACGAAGCTGCAGACTTGGCAGGCAAAAAGCGTGGCAAGTATTGGGTTTATAAAAAGGGCGGCAAAGGCACAGAGTTTGCGAACTTTGACGATGGAGAGTTTGTTGATCTAAACCCATTTGAGCTTAACAAGCTGATTGAGAACAAAGACTTTGCAGGTCAATATGAGTTTATTGATGCATCTGACCGTATGTCTATCTTGGAAAAACGTGCAGAGGGCGTTGATCTTGGCGATATGTGGTCAGGATATGAGCGTGTATCCTTGATCGGTGGTAAGGCGGATGATGTTCCACCTGAGTTGCAAGTTCTAGCAGCGGCGGCAGATGCAAATTATAAAGGTTTAACTCCTACTGCGTTTAAGATTGCAGAGAAACCAGAAACGATTGTTCGCAGGTTTGGAGAATTACAGCAAAGCATTAACTCAGGTGCCGCAAAGTTTGAGGAGTTAATATCCGCAATTGATAGCGGTGTTAGCATTCCAGAACAAATGGTTAGCACAGTATTTACTGCAATGCGTAACTTGGGAATTGATGTTGGTGATCAGCCGACTGACATTACGAAAGCCCGTACAATGTTGAAAGAGATTGCAGTTCGAGAAGCTACAAACATTCTGCAAGAATCTGGTAAAACTCTTTCTGACAATGACCGTAAGCGTGTTGAGCAGCTTGTTGGTGAGATTTCATTTGCATCGGGTGATGCAGAATTGATTAAAAAGAAACTCAAAGAGATTTATAATCTTACCGTTCTTAAACCACAGCAAAACCTTGATCGTGCGGTTAGTTGGATGGAAGAAAACGCAGGAATTAAGTTTACTCCTACTCAGTCTGATGTTCCAACAAGCCAAGAAGAACTAGATGCAATGAATGCAGCTTTTGGAACCAGTTTCACAATGGATGACTTCAATCAATCAGGAGCGTAATTATGACACCTCAAGAGCAATTACGCAAATTTAGAGAAAGTCAGCAAAAACAACTATCTCCGCAAGAACAATTAAAAAAGTTTCGTGCTTCTCAGTCTCGCGGTAGTTCTTTAGGTATGGCGCGTCCAAAATCTTTTGAAGAGTTAAGCTCATCATCTACTGGCAAAGACTTAGGTAATTTTGATTACACCACTGGCGCAAAGGGTGGTATTCGTGCGGCTCTTTCTTTTATGGAAACGCCACAGGAAAAAGAAAACCTACTGCGTCAAAAGGTTGGCGAGTCTGGTTTTACTAAAGATTCCAAAGGTCGCTTGGCATTGACCCCTGAAGGTCAAGCAAAGCTAGGCTACGAACCAATTGAAAAGAACCTAATCATTGAAGAAGAGGGCTTCCGTCTTGGTCGTGATCTTGCTGATGTTGCAGGTCTGGCTCCTGAAACAATCGGTTCTATCATCGGTGGGATCATCGGTGCGCCAACTCTTATCGGTGGTGCGGTTGGTGCGGGTGTAGGTGCAGCAGGTGGTCAGCTTCTTGAGGAAGGTCTAGAAAACATTCTTGGACTGCAGAAGCAAACTGGTACTGAAGTTGCCAAGCAAGCAGCTATCGAAGGTGCTTTAGCAGGTAGCATTGACCTTGTTACTATGGGTACTTTTAAAGCAGGCCGAGCCTTGATTCAGGGTGCAGGTAAAGGTGCAAGTGCAGCCGCTCGTGCTATGGGGCAAGGTGAACGTCAGTTAGGTCAGGCACAAGCCGAACAAGCCCTGCGGATCATGGATGAGGGCGGTATGCCGAGCTACGAAGCAGCGGGTATGCCTGCAGCAGTATCTCGTGCCTCACAGATCGCAGAAGCAATTTCAGGAAAAGAAAAACGTGCTGTTCAAAACGTAGTTTTTGCCCTTAACAAAAAGGAGAAACTACTCAAGGAAGCAGGTATCATGGATGAATCTGGACAGATTGTCGCAGGTGCAACCACTGATGATCTTGCGAAAGTCATTGCTGATTCTGCGCCGAATAAAGCAAATCAGTTGCAACGTGCGTTGGATGATGCCCAAGAAGCGCATATGAAAGCGATTGATGAAACAATCTCCCTTCTTACAAAGTCAACGAAAGAAGGTACTGAGATTGATGACGCGGTGCTTGATGTCCTCATGTATAATTATGATGAGTTCGCGAAGGGCGCAAATACAAGCTACAAGGCTGTTGATGACAAACTTGCAGAAATCACTGGCCCTATCACAATAAATGGCAGAACAGTTCAGGTTGAAGGTGGAGAACTTCCAGTCTTTGATATTCGTGCGTTAAAGACGCGCTTTGATGATGTTATTGATAGCAGATACGGCGGTGCAGCATCTACGGCACCTGATGAATTTACTGCGATTGGCGCACAGATTAACGATCTTGTGAATAAAGGATCAGAAGTAGGATTCACTTCATTCAACGGTCTTCGTGCGTTGCGTAAAAACATTCAAGATACCTTGATGGACCCACGCCTAAGTATTTCAGATACTACGCCTCGCCGTCTTTTGGTCGATCTACGAAATAATGTTGACAATATGTTGAGCGGAAACGTTAAACTAACTGGCGTTGGTGGCTCTGGCAATGCAGCTAAAATGCGTACAGCTATGAGCTTGTTGCAAGATGCAAACAAAGCCTATCGCGCAGAGATGCGCATGTTCAATCGCTTAGAAAACTTAGGAATTGTTCGGAATCTTGGCGAACCGGGAGTGAATGTTAAGCTGGAAGTTGGTCGCAACTACGACAAAATTATTCAAAGTCCAGCGCGGATTGAAGCTGCATTAGAAGCAGCAAAAGGACAAAAGGAAGTTGTTCGGCAAGACCTAGCAAAGCGTTACCTTGACGAAGCATTGCTTGATTCCAACAAAGACTTTGCAGACCCAACGAAGTTTAACGGTGTTCAGTTCTACGGTAAAATCAAGCGTATGAACAAAGACAAAACTGGTAAGCTATTGTTTGGCGATCAGTGGGGTGAAGTTCAAAATCTAGCAAAATCATTGGCTTACGGTGGCGTTAAAAAGATTGATGATGCAACGCTACAGCGCATCGTGGCTCAAAACCCAGACGCAGGCATTGTTCAAACATTGCGTAGCGTTCGTGATGCACAAGTCGGGCTAGAAGAAGCATCTCAGTCTAGCATCTTGCGCCGTTTGAACTCAGGCAACCTAGACCCAGAAGAAGCAGCAGCAGCGATCACAAATCGCAACATGACCCGTGCGCAAATGAATCGCATCCTAAAGTTTTTTGACGACAGCCCGGAAGCTCAAAACACAATAAGACGAACAATTGTTAATGATATTCTTGGTTCTGTAGACGAAGATATCTTCATTAACGAAAAAGCAGCTTACTCTCTTCGTAACGCGCTGGACTCTTACAAGCCAGAAATGCTGAACAAAGTTCTTGGAGAGCAAGCAGTCAAAGACATAAAGCAATTAGCAGATGATCTTGTTTTCTTGCGTGACACAGGAGCAAGAGGCGCAGGCTCACTAGCTGCAGACGCTATTCGTACAGGTCAGTTCACAAACCCAATGAAGAACATCCCCAAAGCGGGTCGCTTCCGTGTACTGAACTATATGATGAACAACCCAACAGTTATGCGCCGTGCGTTAGAAGTTAAAGCAGGTCGTACAAGCCCACAAGCAGCAGCACAAAGCCTAACGCAAGCACTGAATGAATCAGCAGCGCAAGTTACTGGTGAAGGTGTGCCGTTAACTCAACGGGCAGCAGGGGCAGTAAAGGGTGTAGGTGCTACACTTGGAGCTATCAATCGCGGTCAGGTAGCAACTCGTCAGGGGTTGGGTCAGCTACTTACTTCTCCCCAGCAGGTTCGCGGAACTCCCCCGGAACAGCCGCGCACAAGCCGAACAACTGTTCCGCAAGTGCTTCCCCCGGTAACAGCAGAAGATATGCAGATAACCCGAACAATAGACCCACGCGTTTTTCAGCAGCAGCAAAGCCTGCGTGAACGCGCAAAAAGAAACCCCTATGTAGCTTCTACACTACTAGGGGGTCTTGGAAGCGCAGGGCTTCTTTAGTCTTCAATGATTGCGGATAGCCCACCTGTGATAACACGAGCAGGTGTGGGCTGTCGTGTCATACCGTAAGATTCATATTCACGATCAACGAGCAGTGACAATTGCTGCGAAATGTTGCGGCGTTCTTTCTCCGCCATTTGAACTATTTTCTCATAAGTGTCTGTGCTGACACCTATAGACTTGTATTTTGATGGCTTAGGCACTAGCATAACTCCCATAATGTACTCAAAACCAACATATAATCCCAAACTTAAAAGGTCAAGGCCGAAGTACGGTAACAAGAAGACCGTGGTGGATGGGATTACATTCGATTCCAAGTGGGAATCGCAGCGGTATTTATATCTAAAGTCTCTCGAAAGAGCAGGTCGTGTGCAGAATTTAGAACTGCAGCCGCGCTTTATTATCACAGTAAATGGTCAGAAGATTTGCACCTACGTTGCTGACTTTCAGTACGATAAAGAAACTAAGGACGGCGAGTGGGAACACATCATCGAAGATGCCAAAGGCGTGGAAACCCCTGAATTTAAACTAAAAAAGAAGTTGATGAAGGCTGTTCACAACATCGAAATCTACCTTTCTAAAAAAAGTGGTTGACATAAATCCCATACTTTACTAAGTCTAAGTCTCTAGAAAAATTTAACGCGGAGACTGACATGGACAGTAATGAACTGTTCGAACGTCGAGATGAATTAAAAGTCATCGTTGCCGAGCTACGTGCGGAGCTAAAAGACGTTGAAGAACAAATCTCAGATATGTGGCTATCTGTAGCGCGTGACGCATTACGCGCAGATGGCAAAGACTTTGGCACCACGTACATCGTGGCAGGCAACAGAAAGTTAAAAGCTGTTGTCCGCAAGAAAGTTACGTGGGATCAAGACGAGCTAGGCAGAGCATTGCAAGAAATGCCTGAGAACGAAGCTCGTCACTATGGCAAACTTACACTCGCAGTAGAAGAGCGTAAGTACACAACAGCACCACCTTCAATCAAAGAAGTATTGGAGCCTTGCCGCACGGTAGAGGTTGGTGGTTTCACAATCGAAGAGGTGGACTAATGGGTTTACAAATTATCACAGCCGAACAACGTCTTGCAGAAAAGCGCGGTCATAAGATCGTCGTATGTGGCGCAAGCGGCGTAGGCAAAACAACATTGGCTCGTACACTAGAGCCTAACACTACACTCTTTATGGACTTAGAAGCGGGTGATGCGGCTATCGAAGGATACCCCATCGACGTTATCCGTCCTCAAACATGGGCAGAATGCCGTGACTTTGCATGCTACATTGGTGGGCCAAACCCATCATTGTCAGAGGATCAGCCATATAGCCAAGCACATTACGATTACGTTGTGCAAACATATGGCGATCCTCAAGAGATTATGTCGAAGTTTAGCACGATCTTTGTTGACTCAATCACAGTCGCAGGTCGCCTATGTTTTCAGTGGTGCCAACAACAGCCAGAAGCACGATCCGATAGGACTGGCAAGTTGGACACTCGTGCGGCCTACGGCATGCACGGTCGCGAAATGATGGCATGGCTTACACACTTGCAGCATATTCGCGAAAAGAATGTCATTTTCGTCGGCATCCTAGACGAAGTTACCGATGATTATGGCAGAAAGCAATACGCGTTACAGATCGAGGGGAGTAAGACTGGACGCGAATTGCCGGGAATCGTAGACGAAGTGATCACGATGGCTGTCCTTGGGGGAGACAATGGACCATTTCGTGCCTTCGTCTGCGGTGCCCTAAACGAATGGGGCTACCCTGCCAAAGATCGGTCTGGTAGGCTCGACACATTGGAAGAACCGCACTTGGGTAAACTGATGGCAAAGATGTCAACAGGCCCATTGCAATCAGAGCGTCCATTGGATTTCGTTGATCCAAACGTTCAAAATTCTAGCGAAGGAGAAATCGCAAATGCTTAATTTAAATAATGCACCCGTATCAGACGCACCACAAATGGAGCGCACTCTAATCCCTGCAGGCACAGTGTGCCGTGCCGTGATCGTCGTCAAGATGGGCGACATCGAACTTCAAGAGTTCGGCGCAGGTCAGTGGTTCAAGCAATCACAATCATCAAAAGCCAAGTGGATGGAGCTAGAGTTCACAATCGTGGGCGGTGAACATGATCGCCGTAAGTTCTGGGATCGCATCTTTGTCGATGGAGACAAGATGGGCCAGAGCGGTATTCCACAGGCCAAAGAGATTGGTTTGCAGACATTGCGTCAAATCATCGAAAGCGCAAATAGTCTTGATCCAAGCGACATGTCACCAGAGGCGCAGCAGCGTCGAAATATCTCAGGTGTCATGGACTTGAATGGAATGGAGATTTGCGCTAAAGTTGGCATCAAGAAAGGCAACAATGGCTACTCTGATAGCAACAAGCTAACAGCAGCCTTAACGCCGAATCAAAAGGATTTTATCCCATCTGGTCAAGCGCCAGTCATGCAGACACCTGCAGCGGCAGCGCAAGCACCAACGCCTCAACCACAGGCAACAGGTGCAGCACCAAGTTGGGCTAATCGGTAATATCTAGCGGCACAGGTCACTCCGCACCTGCTAGACCACGGAAAGGGGGCCGTGGGCCAAATACCCCCTCACTTTCTAGATCAAATGGAGTCCCAACATGTTACTGCGCCCCTATCAAGAGGCGGCTGTCGATGATGCATGTAAAGCACTCGACAAGCACAGCAATACAATTGTAGTCGCCCCCACAGGCGCAGGTAAGACCATTATGATGTCCGCTCTCATTGGGCGTAGATTCAAGGATGGCAAAAAGATTCTCGTGATGCAGCATAGAGATGAACTTGTTGATCAAAACAAATCCAAGTTCGAGCGCATCAACCCGTACATCACAACAAGCATCGTAAACGGCACCATGAAAAACTGGGACGGTAGTGCCGTATTCTCTATGGTGCAAACAATCTCACGCGAACGCAATCTGCGGGATCGTCCCGTATTCGATATGGTCGTCGTGGACGAAAGCCACCACGCTGCAGCAGATACATATGTTCGGGTTATCGACGCAGTGAAAGAAGATAACCCTGACGCAGAAATCGTGGGCTTCACAGCTACGCCTAACCGTGGCGATGGCAAGGGACTGCGCAACGTATTCAGCAATTGCTCACACCAGATTGAAATCACGACTTTAATCCGCGAGGGCTTTCTTGTCGCACCGCGCACCTATGTGATTGATTGCGGGGTCAAAGATCAACTGGATAAGGTCACGCGCAAGGGCAACGACTTTGACATGGATGAAGTCGAAGCGATTATGAACCGCAAGGTGATTAACCAGAAGGTTGTTGAGG